CCGATGTAGCATAATTCGGAAAAAAATACATCATCCATTCAACGGGTCGTGCCTCAAGATACAAACGATGCTTTTCGATATCCGCCGTCGTTTTATTGTATTCGAGTGCCGTTCCTGTAATGAGTGCCTTTCGGTATTCGTCCCATTCCTTTATTGCTTGTTTTTCTACTTGCTTAGCCATGATTATTTCAGCGTACTTTTTATATACGAGTTGAAAATATCAGATATCTCCTTTGCCTTGTCATTATCCACCTGTCGCAACCATTCCAGAAGCTTGATCGATACATTGATTACATCCACAATTCCACATTCCACTTCCAATGCAGTAAGATCGGCTACGAGTCGACGCCGTATATTTGATTCTTCCTTGGACGGAAACCTGTAGTTTTCATCCCGGCTTTTAATCAGGTTATCAAGTTCGGTCAACTGGTTAATGGTGGAGCGGTAACGTTCGTCACGTGTCACAGAGATAGCCTTACGATAATCATCCCATTTATCATCGCGTACCCATTTGCTGATAGTTACTTCGCTAACTCCTGTTTTTGTGGAGATTTCTTTTTGACTCAGCTTGTCATATACGAATAGCATTTTTGCATAATCGTATAGTGCTTTCATCTCTTGTTTTGTACGTCTTTTTGCTTTATCTGCCATAATGACCGTATTAATTTGAAGCAAAATAACTGCTTTATCTGCTATAATAAAAAAAAGCGTGACAAAATGGCAGTACTTTTTTGACGGACATATTTTATAGTGTTTTTTTGCAGTGCAATTCACAACGAAGTAAACTTTATCCGGATGAAGAAACCCGTAAAAACGACTTTTAAAAACCAATTAAACGCTAATTAAAAATGGATCCAATCACTTTTGTATTGCTTGATGGCTCGAAAACTACGTATGATGTCTGTGTGTCAGTCGATGGAGTGGATACCACCCAATTCGAGAAAAATCCGGTTATGTTTTATCAACATAATGATTGGAATATGCCGGTTGGTAGATGGGAAAATATCAGGAAAGAAAAAGGACAATTATTAGCTGATGCAATTTTTGATACAGCCGATACCGATAAGGATGTTCAGCGGATGATTAACAAAGTTCAGAATGGATTTATCAAAATGGCATCATGTGGATTGGTTGACCTGGAATGTTCAAATGATCCCAGTATGCAATGTTCTGATGGTGATACTTGCTGTATGGTTGTAACGAAATGCAGATTACGTGAAGTTTCTATCGTATCCATTGGAAGTAATAATAATGCTATCCGGTTATTTGATAATGATGGGAAAGAAATTGATATTAAGAAAGATGCCGGATTAAAATTGAGTGATTTTATTGTAAAACCAAAAATAGAAATTATGTCAAAAAAGTATTTAACCCTATTAAACCTTAGCGATACGGCCACTGAAGCCGATATTGACGCAAAGGTTGAACTTTTGCTTTCTGATAAAGTAAAAGTTGAAAATAACCTGGAAGCTGAAAAGCTGAAATCTGCTGCCAATTTGAAATTAGCTAACGAACGTAAAATTGAACTCGATGCGCTTCAACTTGCTGATAAGACAGAAAAGACAGCAGCATTTACATCATCGGTAGATGAAGCTATCAAAGATGGCCGCCTGAGCGAAAAAGCAGATGGAAGTGTAAAAACATCCCTGTTAAACCTATTCGATAAAGATCCTGCAAGTGCCACAAATCTTGTACAAAGTTTGCCAACGCGTGAAAAGGCAGCCATTAACCTGGGTGATACCGGAAAGACTGCATGGCAAATCCGTCAGGAAGAAATTGATGCTGCTAACGCTGCTAAGAAAAAGAAATAGTCATCCATCAGAAGTAAGAAGTAAGTAGTAAAAAAGTAAATCATTCATAAATAAATTTTAGAAAAATGAAACCATTAAAATTTTTAATCTCTCTGTTGGTGATGGTGCTATTCAACACCCTTGTCAGTGCCGGAATTGCTATGGCAGCCGGATTTGATCCCGTTGCCTTTGCAATTGGAGGTAACGTTATTGGGTTTGTAAGTATGTATTATAAACCATTAGCAGCTTGTTTGCCATTTGCTGTCAATATCCAGACCGCTTATGCCGGTGAAGTATTGGAGCAACTGCTTGTTCGTGCCACAACCGGTAATGAAATTGTAGCTGGAGGACACATTCATGTACAACCAAATGTGGAAAAGAAATTTACCATTCCACGTCTTAAAGCAGGGAAAATGCTTCAACGAAGGAAAGAACAACCAATTGAGGCTGATTCAAAAGGTGACTTTGATATTGATGAAAAATATTTGGAACCAAAAGATGTAATGGCATTTACAACCTTCAATCCACGTGCATTTGAAAATATCTGGAAACCATTCCAACCAACCGGGAACCTTGTTTTTGAACAATTACCGGCAGCTGTACAAACTCAATTATTGACTGAATTAGCCAAAATTGTGGACTTTGAACTTGGTGGATTGTATATTAATTGTGAATATCATGCAACTGCTGAAGGTAAATATTTTGATGGAATTTTAACTCGTATTGTTGCCGATAATGATGTCATACGAATACCAGTTCCTGCACCTTTAGTTCAATCGAACATAATTTCAAAATTGAAACTAGTTCGCGCCGCTTTACCAAAAGCTATCAGAAACCACCCTAATTTAAAATTCTTCATGTCCATTGAAGATGGACAGAGCTTCGAATATGAATTGACTGATAAACCAAGCAAAGGACAGGATTATACCAATATGAATCCTGAACGATTCAAAGGTATTCAAATTGTTTCTTTAGCCGATTGGCCTAAAGATGTAATTGTTGCTGCAGTAACCTCTTCGGGAATAGATTCAAACTTTTGGGCAGGCGTATCATTGGCAACTGATGCACAAGCTATTCAAATTGATAAACTGACAAATTCAGGTGAAAAGTATTTCTTCAAAATGCTGATGAAGGTTGATACAAATACAGTATATGGTGAAGATATCGTATTGTATGATGGTCGCGATGCTGCAGTAGCTGCAGGGTCTACTGAATTAAACGATTTAGTATTGGGTGCCGGCGAAATGGTTCCTGAATTTGAATCCGGAACATTGAATTACACTTTAAATGTCGCTAATAACGTATCGACAACCACCGTAACTGCTACCGGTAGTGAAGCTGGCCAGGTATTGAAATTAGGTTCTACCGTATTGGCTACCGGCGTTGCATCAGCCGCTAAGAATCTGGCAATAGGTGAAAATATTATCAATGTCAGCGTGAAAAGTGCCGATGGTAATGCAACCACTACTTATCAGGTACTGGTAACAAGAGCTGCTGTCTAATCTCACAATAAATTATAAACCCGTGTGTGTAAAGGGCACGGTAATATGAGTCCTTACGGGCTGTATCGTGCCCTTTCTGTTTCAACTAATAATTTGACGTATATGGCAAAGATAGATCCTTTAGTTCCCATTGAATTCAATGTAGAGGGTGGAAAGGTAAATAACCGATCCGATCATGGAGGACAAACAAATATGGGTGTCACCTTAGCAACCTGGAAGAGCCAGGGGTATGACAAAGATGGGGATGGTGACATTGATGCAGCGGATTTGAATCTGATTAATCATGCTGATGTTGTTGGATTGCTCCAAACAAGATGGAATATGTGGAAAGCGAATTCTATCAATAATCAATCCATTGCAAATTTAGTGGTTGATTGGGTGTGGAACTCCGGAGCCTGGGGAATTAAAAAGCCACAGGAAGTATTGGGTTTAACCCCGGATGGAGTAGTTGGTCCTAAAACGATATCAGCTATTAATACTGGAGATCAATCGGAAGTATTCAAAAAAATATGGTTAGCCAGGAAGAAATTCTTTGATGACATTTGTAAAAATGATCATACTCAATTGACTTTTCATGCAGGGTGGATGAACCGGTTAAACTCCTTTAAATTTAAGGCATAATGTTGAAAACTATACTAGATCGCGTACATTCAAAATCACCTCTGTTTTTCATTCAATTGAAAAAGACAGCTTTAAAAATTGGTGTATCTTCTGCAGCTGTTTTGGTTGCAAACTCAACAATGGGATTAAATTTGAATGCTTCATTATTAACTTGTTTGGGATATGTAGTTGCTGCATGTGTGGCAATTGCAGGTACTTCACAGCTAACAAAAGAGTAGGATGAACTGGAAAGATATTATCGAACTCATTTTTGTAGTGATCCTGGGTGGTAAATGGATGATCAATGTTTTAACCATTAAAAGCCAAAAGAAGAAAGTACAAGCAAATGCCGACAGTGCAGAAATTGATAATGCTCAAAAAGTTGTCAACCTGTATGAGCAGTTTGAAAAAAGGAGATCGGATGCTGATGCCAAGCAAATCGCTGAATTGAATAAAAAGATTATCGACCTTGAAAATCTTTTAAAATCATTTCAAAAAACAGTTGAAAAATTTACCAAGGCTATTAATAAATCAAAGGAATGTCCGGGAGTTGAAAACTGCATTATTTTAAAAGAATTAAAAGAAAAAGAATCATGAAAAAGCTATTAGTAATTATAATTATTTGCATTGTTTTCATTGGTTGCAAAACAACCAGGTCAGTCATTAAAGAAAGTGTAAAAACTGATCTAACTACGCATGTTGATTCTACATCATCATTAAATATTAATCAACGTTCTGTTTCCGATTCATCTTCTGTTATTGCAATTACTACAAATAATCATACCGTTGAGCGAATTACTCAGATAAATTATACGAAACCTGATTCAACCGGTAAACAGTCTGTATTGTCTGAGATTTTAACGGAGCGCACTATTGATAAAAACTTACAGAAGGACATTAAAACCAATGTTAATACCAATTCTGCTACTAATAAAAAACAGGACGTAAAAACGAATAAAGATGTAAATCTGAAACAAGGTATTAAGATTGAAGATACTACTACAAGTTCTTTAATTCCTTCATGGCTTTTATTATTGATAGGTTTTCTGGCAGTAGTATATATTGGTTCACTATTGTGGAAAAAACCTTCAATTTCAACATGGATTAAAAAGATTTTAAACATTAAATAACTAATAATAAAAATTATGGCAGAAAGAGTATTAACAACGCTACGAGTCGCAAAAATTGAATTTGCACCTCCTATTACCTCATCTGATGAAATTGCTACTGCAGTCTGGGTAGAACAACCACTTACCCTTCGCGATGATGCCGTGGATATTGTAGAGGCTGATCCAACAGCTACCGAAACTTATTCACACGAAAATGATTCACCGGAAGATTACCAATTAACCGGTGTAGGCCTAACCGCTCAGGGTTCATTTATCAATGCCACTTTTGCTCAAATGGCAGCCATTATGGGCGGAACGGTTACAGGAGCCGGGGAAGAAAAAATGTATGAGCATTCATCTGTAAAAACGATGATTCATACTGCTATCCGGTATACATTGAAAGGTGGTGGTTATTTTATCATTCCTAATTCGAAAGGATCTGTTCAGTTAAATGCCAACGTTGGCAAAGATGGAAGAATGAAGCATCCATTCAAATTTCGTGTATTGGCTCAACCGGGATGGGATACTGATTTCATAATCATGTAGTGACATGGAAATTGACAAACGATTAGCAGCCGCTAATTTGTTACTGGAACGGGGCGTGCGGTTTAAAATAACGGATGCCCCGTTTTATTTTCGATTTATCGGACTGAAATACATTATCATTCGTCCGCTTTATCCTGGGACTATTATGGAACTATCGCGGATCATACTGCAAGAAGGTATTGAAAAAATAGATACGATAAAAGCAGTTGAAAAGATGGAAAGCATTTGCCGGGTAATTGCTATTGCCATGTTGAATGATAAACAAAAATTGAAACGCACGGAACGACTAACACACACTCTGATGAATAAAGTACCATTGGCTGTACTTATACACATATTTCTGCATATAGTTGATATGAATGGTGTGATGGATTTTACGATTATTACCAATTACTTCAGCGGTCAGATGAATCAGATGATGACAGTGAAGAATATGGGTCAGATAAAGGGGAGTTAACAGGCTACATGGATGGTCTCCATAGCCCCTTTGGAGTACTAGGACAATTGAAAGAGAAAAGAGGACTTACCCACGATCAAATTATGTGGAGTCAGCCCTGGGCAATGCTCCTGTTGGAGATGGCCGATGAACCTCGCTACGTGAAAGGACAACGTCCCGCACCGGTAGTGGATAATGCAGATGATTTGAGAAAGATATTACAAAGTAAGTAGTTTATAGTTGGTAGTAAAATACCAAAATAAACTACTTACTACAAACTACTTACTACAAACTACTTACTATAAACTTACATGGAACCTGTAGAAATTGACATACAAATGAAGCAAAATGTCACCGAGGAAAGCAAAAAAGCTACCGCCGGAATAAATGACATAAGTGAGGCAACGGATAAAACCAATGCAGCTATGGGTAGTATTGTCAATACAGGCAAGCAAGCCGTTACAGCAGCTAAAGCAGCCGTACAGGAGCAGGTAAATGTGGTAAAGCAGATTGAAGCTGATATAAAGAATATCGAAAAACAAATTGTAACTGCTGCACCGGGGAATGCTAAGAGTGCAATGATTGAAGAATTGCAAGCTGCTAAACAGGCATTATCAGAAGAAAAAGCGGCACTTGGTGAGTATTCGACTAAAGTTGACGAAGCGGCTCAATCTAATGTTCGTCTTCGTACCCAGGTGATGAATGCCAAACAAACACTGGATGAAATGGCTCAGGCTGGATTACGTGGAACTGAAGCATACAAAGAACAGCAAACTGTATTGGGAGAATTACAGGCTCGTATGAACTCTGCAAATAAGCAGGCTCATGTGTTGGGTGATCCACAAGGAGGAATGCATGCAGCTATGCAAACAGCAACCGGCATGTCAGGTGCATTTACAGCTGCTACCGGTGTTATGTCACTATTTGCCGGTGAAAATGCCGATTTGCAAAAAATACAAATGAGGTTGCAGGCTGTAATGGCTATTACCATTGGACTAACCCAAACAGCAGAAATGCTGAATAAAAACAGCTATTTTACACTTAAAATTCTAATTCCGGCAAAAGAAATGCTGGCTGCTGCTGAATTAAAAGTAGCAACAGCTTTAGGGATATCAACAGTTGCTGCCCGTGCATTAATGGCAACATTAACATTAGGTTTGAGTGTCGCAATTGGAGCTGCAATTTATCTATATGATAAATGGAGTTCCGCACAAGAGAAACAAAAGAAAAAAGCTGAGGAACTGGCAAAAGAACAAGCTGATTTAGCACAAAAAACAGCGGATGACTATGGAAAAGAATTATCTAAAGTCGAAGCATTACGTGCTTCACTTGATGGTGAAAATGTATCCAGAAAACAAAAGTTATCTATTATTAATGAGCTTAAAAAAATTATACCAAGTTATACTGCTGAATTAGATAAAGAGGGTAATGTCGTTCGAGAAAATAAAAAAGCGATTGATGAATATATGATATCGTTGGATAAGTCACTTAAATTACGTGCAACTGAAGGATATCTGGCAAATCTTTATTCTAAAATTTATAAAATAGAATCAAGTCCGGATTTCCAACGTGAAAAAGATATTAATGAAGGTGCAAGTACTGTTGTTAATAAACTTCGAGCAAATAAAGGTCAATCACCAACATCTATAAAGACAACTACTCCAGAACTGGACAAACTTTATGAAGAAGTAGATAATGCAAAGAAATATATTTCCCAGAACAATCTAGTTGAACTTATTAAACCTGATAAAGTAAAAAGGGAAAAATCAGCAAAAGAAGAATATAACGCTGCTGAAGAATTGCAAAAACTATTACTTGATATCAATAGTAAAACTTCAGATCTATTAATTAAACAACAGGAAGATGGCCTGCAAAAACGTCTGGATGAAATAGATCACGAGAAAGAAGAGGAAGTTCGAAAAATAACAGAAAAAGAAACCGCAATTGTTGAAGCATACAATAAAAATCATAGAACAGAAAAGGGATTTAAACCCCTTTCTACTAAACCGGAAGATTTACAATCTTCTTTAACAACCATTGATCCAAAAGACACCAAATCAATCAATGATGCATTATTATCTTTGGATAAATCTTATCAATCAAAATCGATAGAAGCAACCGAACAATGGGGTCAAAAGATGTTGGATCTAGCCGGGGAATTAGCGGATAAACGGGTAAAAATAGAAGATGACTGGAATAAAAAGATAAATCAAATAGATGCCCAGGCTCAGTTTTTAGACACCAAAGCTTCCACTGAAATAGATCCCGCATTAAAGAAGAAATATGAAGATGAAGCCGCTTATCTTCGTACAGGGGAAGAGGATGATAAGGTAGAACGTGACAAACGTGTAAGTGAAGTGACAATGAGTTATATAAAAGAAACCGAAGGTTATAAACTTGCCACTGATCAGCAATTGAATTTAGGGAAGAAACTGAATGATGAACTAATAAATAAGATAAAAGAACGGGTTAAGGCTGAACTTGCATCCAATCAGTTGACACAGGAAGATGCGAATAAGATACTCACTGCAGTGGAAAAATCACAAGCTAAAAAGGTTAGTGGTTCGATAGTGGATTTAATAGACTCTTATTCAAAATTAAAAAAAGCAAAGGAAGAACTTGCAACTGCACAAAAAAATGGTGATCAACAAGGAATTATTAAATCAACTGAAGCTGTTGAGAATTATACAAAAGCAAATGAATCGAGTTTTCAACAAATGCAAAAAGGATTTTCGGAAGCTAGTTTTTATGCCAATCAAGCTATAACTTTACTAAATGCCATATCCACCAAGGATGGTGATGCTGCCAGTTCTGCGGCTAAGAGTATCGGTGCTGTGATGAATATAGCTGATGCTACTATGCAGGGATATGCACAAGGTGGTCCAATCGGGGCGGCTGTTGGATTGATTACTTCCACATTAACACAGGTTTTTGAAGCAGAGAAAGCACATCAGGCAGCATTGGCCGCTATTGCTAAAGCTAAATTAGATACTCAGAAAGAGTACAATGATTTGCTGATGAAGCAAAACGAATTACTAAAAGCATCTGAAAGCATTTTTGGAACCGATGCCTATGGTAAAGCGAATGCTTATGCTGCACAAATGGCCAGTTATAATACAGCAAAAAATAATTCTGTATCCAACTTGTCAACTTCCACCGTCCAAACCGGAAGTCATAAAACCGGATTATTTGGGTGGGGTGGTGAAAAAGCTGATTATTCAAGCCTGTTGAGTCAGTATCCAAAATTAATTGATGCACAGGGGAACCTGAATACTGAATTGGCACAATCAATATTGGATAATCAAAAGTTGGATGACAGCAGTAAAGCAGCGTTACAATCGGCTTTAGATTACACAAAGGATTATGAAGATGCATTGGCGAACCTGCAAAGCTACCTGAACAGCGTATTTGGATCACTGGGGGATGACCTGATGACTACCATCGTTGATAACCTGAATGACTCAAAGGCTGCATTGGATGATTTTGGTGATTACGTGGGGAAAGCAGTTCAAAAAATGCTAAAGGATCTGGCCTATTCTATTTTCTTTGCCAAAATGTTCAATGATCTTTCAGACAATCTGACAAAAATATATTCAAGTGCATCGCTGACAGATGCCGATAAAGAAGCACAAGCCTCTGATGCAATAGGAACGTTCTACGGTGGGTTAGATACAAAGATAGCAGCTGCAGCTAAATTTTATAATGATACCGCGGCTGCATTCGAAAAGAAAACCGGGATTGACATGTCCTCTGATACCACCAGAACCGGAACTTCAAAAGGGATTGCCACCGCTTCACAGGATTCAATTGATGAGTTAACAGGTGGAGTTTATGCTATGCGTATTGGTGTGGCTGATATTCGAAATTTCTCTAAACTACAAGCTGATTCTATAAAAGAACTGCTAATTATTGAGCAAACAATGTGTAGTCAACTTGCACAAGTAGTTTCTAATACCTCGTATTGCAAACTTCTTGAAAATATCAATCGAACGTTTGATGATTTGAATTTAAAAGGAATAAAGATAAGAGTTTAATTATGGCAGGTTCATGTATTATAAATGGTGTTGATATAGCTAACCTGGGGATGTTCATTCTCCGGGGTGGAGATAATGACCTGATCGCTTTTCCGGAACGGAAAGAACCAAAATCAAACGACTGGTTTGAACAGGATGGGTTGGATGTCGATTTATCGGAAATCTATTTTAATGCTAAAAAAGTAACGATTAAATTCTATTTAAACGCTGTTACAACGGCTGATTTTCTGAATTTTCTGAATACTTTTAAATCATTAATAACGGGATCCGGAATTAAGTCAGTTTACATACGCGAATTTGATAAGACATTTATATTGCGATATGTCTCCTGTCCTCAATTTACGTTCCGGGGTGGATTGATAAAGACAAGTAGTAAATCAGCCGAAATAGATGTTCAATTTTCGGATGATACTCCATTATCAATATTTGATACTACTATTCTGGATCCGGTTTCTACAAAAGTACAAAACACGTATGTTTGGTTAAATCATATCGAATTAAAGAATTTTGGAATCATAGTAAAAAACATATACAATTCAGCACTTCAGATTTCTGATTCGAAACCAGGATTAATCATAACAACTGAACGCAGTAACGGAGTAACAGCTTATACAGGTTCAAACGTCAAATCAAAAAAGATAACAATTGACTGCGTGATGTTGGCTGAGTCCTTGAATGAGTTTTATACCAACTATAACGCCTTATTCAATAAATTATCAAAAACAGAGGCTTTATCACTACAAATAGCTGATGGAAATGATATAAGCTGTTACTATTCGAATATGACCGGATTTACAAAGATTCGTCCATTTTCAAACGGTATTGCAATCTCATTTAGCCTGGTATTTGAAACAGTGTCATTTGTTGAAAATTATTTTGTAATAGAAGCTGAGGATGGATGTGTATTTGTAACAGAAGATAATATTTATATACCAATAGATTATGAGTGAAAATATAATTCCCGTTAAAGCCAGTACACTTCCAATTTATGAGGGAAACCTGAACAATGTATTCGGTATCGGATACAGGATTGATACGAACCCGAAAACATCGGTTCGATTTCCATTATCCTTATTGAATACTGGCGGAGGAAATGACCCGGGTACTGGAATTCAAACCATACAAGCTAATACACTGGCATTTTTTGATACATTTTTAAATATTGGGTTTTATGAAAATACTGGGTATTTATGTGGAACATATTCCGGAAGATTTCGAGCTCCTTATTTTGATCAGCGCGTCGATACGATTGATAAGATTTATATCCGGACTATAGACGTGTCAAATCCAAACGCTGCTATACCTCCATTTACCGTATATGGTACTTCACAGGTTTCTCCTGTAGTGGTAGATGCTGAAGAAATAACTTTAATCCTAGGGCATTTATCTTATACAATAAAAGTCAGTGATGCTGATAATTGGAAAATTAGTTGCAATACAAACGGAGGAAGTGTTATTTTTCCATCTCTTGGAGATGTAACAAAGTCCATGACATTTATAGTTCCTTCTACTTCTTTTCCTATCACTTTCAACGGGGTATTAATTCCGGCAGGTAATACTGTTTTTGCGATATATACACTTGGTGCCTGGACTATCGATTCAACGGTAGTAGATATTCCTGTCATACCGAATTATTCTGATATTAGTGTAAAAAAAATTATTACGAATGAGGTAGTTCTCTCAGCATCTACCAACGGTACATTCAGGATTACGAATGCAATTGTAGACACCCTTGGAAATGGAGATTTATTCTTAATAGCTAAACAATCTGATTTTTCGACAATCGGGATTTATACTAAAATTGTAAAAATCGGGACTTACAATTTAATCAAAATGTTAGTTTCCGGCATCGCGCTAAATACCGTAAGGGTCAGCGGTGATGGTGCCTATGAAAACAAATTTGATGGGTTTGATCCAAGTACAGTTTTATTTGAAAAAATAGGAATAACACCGGTTTACATGACCGGACTTATAAAAGATTCTTTTACATCGTTTCCTCAAGCAATCACTTCTGAAGGTGAAAATATAGTCACAGAGAGTGGTAAAAAACTTTCAGTTGTAACACTTAAAGATGATATCGTTGCTGCAATACCTACTCCATCTGATGGAGATGATGGTATTACACCTCATATTGGTGTAAATGGTAACTGGTATATTGGTACAACCGATACGGGAATAAGTGCACAGGGACTAACCGTAAATCAATCAAAAATACTTAATACCATCCCGTTAGTTTGTTCTGATGAAGTTACCGATATTACATCTTCCACTTCAGTACGAAAAAATAGATATGTTTTTCAAACAGCTCAAAGTTTTACAAATATTGTTGGAGAATTAATTGTTCCGGCGGTTGGTGGAACATTTACAGTAATTGTAAAGAAAAACGGAGTATCAATATTTTCAACCAACCTGACATTCAACTCAGGTGCGAGTACAACCAGAACGGCAACTGTCCCCGTCGTATTAACGACTAATCCGATATCGTTTGCGATTGGTGACTATGTCGAGGTATTTGTAACAGGTGTAGGTTCTGTAACTCCAGGACAGGGACTAACAATTTATTTAATCTAACATAACAATTTAAAAACAAAATAAAATGACTGATTTAAGCAAAGGAATTTTAATTTATTGGTTAAACCCAATTGATGAACGTGATTATAACAATTTAGTTGAAGGGATTGATTACGAAATTCGCAACCCAAATATGGCATGCCCAAATACCGATGGTAGTCCGGTTAATTTTTCCGGAGCACCTGGAGCCGAAAACTACGAATGGTTACTTAGACCGGATGGTGTACGGGTAGGAGTTGATTACAGGATTTATAAGGAGAACGAAGCCAAACGTCCAACTCAGATTAAGGATGAAGAATATCCGAATTATAGCATATTTATTACAGAATATGGAGTAGTAAGACGTGATGATGCTGAAATTATAGCAGCTATCCGTCAAATGGAAAGTGCTGCAAATTCGTCGGTATTATCTGAAGGGGAACAAAATAAATTAACGATGATGCAAGCTGCTGTAAACAGAGCTTATAATTTAAAATTGCTTCCTCTTACACAGGATTTGCAAACGGTTGAGGACCGATTGATCGAGGTTGCAAATAAAGCAAATCAGAACGCACGTAATGCCTCTGATTTAATTGATATTGTCAATTCAGGTGGTATCCCAAATCTTGATTCAGGATGGGAATATGATAACATTACAGCTCAGGGATTCCCTTTCAACTCATAAGCTATGTTTATTCATTCGAACAAAAAATATATAGAAAGAAGTATGTATTTAATAGACCCATATAGATCAGGTAGTTTAAATATACCAATGTTAGATATTGCTCCAGGAGCCTCTTCGGCATATTCATTGCGAAAATTAAGTAGTTCATATAATGGGTTTTGTCTTAGAGTCAGGAAGACAGATAATTCTACGAAAGACATTGGATTTGTAGGAGGTATATTGGATACAGCTTCTTTATTGGATTTTTGCGGATCGGATAACGGTTTTGTAGATATTTGGTACGATCAAAGCGGAAATGGAAATAATGCAAGCAAAACGTCAAGCAATCCAATGATTGTTGCATATGGTAATGTAATTTCACATCATATAAATGGTAAATTAGCAATTGCTTATCAGAACGAATCTGTTTCTTTAGACATGCCACAGTTAACAAACATAAGATCAGTTTTTTTTGTGGTAAATCCATCAGGTGGCTCAAATACATTTCTATTGGGGGGCAATTCAACCTATGATTTTCACGCAGATGGACAGATATATTTTAATAGTACTTACTCTAGTAGCAATATTAGGAATGGTACTTTCTTTAGAAATAGTCAGTTAATCTCACCATTTTCAACAAAAACTGGCAATACTGAAATACTTTCCTTATTCACAACTGGAAGTGTTACAGCTGCAAAAATAGCAGATGATAGGGGTATTGGGATAAGGTCTTATACAGGGCCGGATTGTATGCAAGAAATAGTAATTTACTCCACAGATAAGTCACTTCAAAGAACTGCAATAGAAAAAAACATAAATGATTTTTATAAGATATATTGAAATGTTGAAATATTGAAATATTGAAATCGTAATGGACATATTTTAAAATATTATCGATGATTTATAAATACTAAAATATAATTTAATGACAATTTACAATTCATTAGGTGAACAAATAATTGATGTGATAGTTGATGATAAAAGTTATCGGTATAAAGTTATAATGGGTGAAAATTCACTTACCCTTTATTTCTCATTATCTACTTTTATTGATATACCTGAAGGTTCATATATTGATTTTAAGGCCGAACGATACATTTTATTAGATCCTGAGAACTTCACCCAACACCATAGCGAGAATTATGAATATACGCTTCTATTAGACTCTTATCAAAGTTTATTGAAAAATATTAAGTTCAAATTCTTCACTATGGCCGATGGTGTAGTGAATAGTCCTTTTGAATTGAAATTCTCATTAACTCTTACACCAACCGGATTTGCACAACTATTGGTAGATAATATGAATATTGGTGATTCTACTGGTGATTGGACAGTTGGTGATTGTATAGATGCTGATCCTGTATGTTTGGATTTTAATCATGAATACTGTTTCGATGTATTGTCGAAATTAGTTGCAAAAGAAGCTTTTGATACTGAATGGGAATTTGAGAATAAAATATTGCATATTCGTCCTGTTGAGAAATTGAAAGATTCACCTATTCCATTGAAATATGGTTATAATTGTGGACTTATACCAGGTACTTCACGTGTAAATGTAAGTACATCAAAAGCAATTACCAGGTTATTTATCGAGGGATCGAATCGGAATATTGATAAAAGTGTATATGGAAGCTCTACACTAAGAATGCCAAAGAATCAAATTATTACTTATAAAGGAATTGATTATAAAACGGACTCTTCAGGAACATTTATTGAACGAGTAATTTCTACCGGTCGTGTGGTGGAAGATAGTTTGGATGTAACAAAAATTTATCCGAGTCGTATCGGTATCGTTAGTCAGGTTAATACGGTTGATGTCGAAAAGAACCTATATGATATTATTGATTCATCGATCCCGGATGAGTTGGATTTTTCAAAAGAAATTATTTCGGGTGAGACTATGACTATTATTTTTCAAACCGGACAATTGGCAGGTAAAGAATTTAATGTTGCCTATAAAGCACCTACAAAACGATTTGAAATAGTACCTACATCCGACAATGGTATAAACTATCCATGTGAATCAATCTTTCCAGAAATAGGAGATAAATATGCAGTTTTTCATGTTAGTTTACCAACTAATTATATTACAAGTTCAGAAATTGATGTATTAAATGCTGCTGTAAAATATCTGTATGAAAATGAATCTCAAAAATATACTTATACCGGTACGCTTGATGAGATATATGCTAAACGAAATTGGTTGACAATTGGCGGATTTCTGAACTGTGGATATTTTGTATCGTTGCAAGATGATCAGTTTTTAAATATACCTGTTGTTATTAGAATTACTGCTGTTAAAGAATTTATCAATAAACCGAAACAGCCAGAAATAACCTTATCAAACGAGGTTACAGGAGAAACTTTAGGAACTGTTTTAAAAACGATACCTACACAGATACAGGCGACAGATCGGAAGGATTTGGAAGTTACACGTAACGCACGTCGCCAGTGGGCAGATGTGAAGCAAACAACCGAAATGCTTCAAAATTCGTTGTTAAATTATAGTGAATCTATTTCTCCTATAAGCATTAAAACGATGCAGTTGATAGCAGGTGATGAAAGTCTCCAGTTTCGATTTGTGGATAGTATGATAAATCCAATATCCGTTATTCATAATGTGACGTATGATCCATTGAATAAAAAACTGACAGCTCCAGAAGGAATATTACAACATATGACTCTTGGGATTAATACTGTTTCAAGTGTTCATGCAGTTTCAGAGTATAAATTTTGGGCATTACCGGCTTATATTTCGCCTGTATTGACCGAACTGGATATGTCGTATTACTTGTATGCAAAATGTAGTAAAACAGAAACAACAGGTATCTTTTTATTAAGCGAGACATCTATTGCATTGGAAGGTATTGAAGGTTATTATCATTTATTAGTTGGTATTTTGAATAGTGAAAATGATGGTGATCGAAGTTATGCAAAAATGTACGGTTTTACAGAAATATTGCCCGGTAGAATTACTACCGACAAAATTGTATCAAGTGACGGGAATACCTATTTTGACTTAATAAACAACATTATAGCCGGAAAGATAAATTTTAAAGATGGCCTTATCTCTTCTATGATTGCGTTAGCAAGTGGTCAGGATATAACAGCAGGTTTGCAGGGAGATTCTAATGTAAATGTTGGAATGTGGTTAGGTGGAACGTATCAGGATGCATTGGATGGAATTGCTAAATCAATCGATTATAAGGATGGTTCTGCCCGTAAGGCTAATGGTAATCTAAATTGGGATAAAGATGGAAACGTTGTTTTAAAAGGTATCATTACGGCATTAGGTGGTAAAATTGGTGGACTTGGAATTTTTAATAATACCCTCATGTCAGATTCAATGGAATTTACAGAAAATCCTATTGATTCGTTAGGAGTATTAACTACTCCTGAAATTCAAACAATTGAAAGACAAGAAATTTGGAGTTCAGGTTTAGTTACTGCAGACGAAATAACACATGAAGTACATGCAGTTGCCAATACCCAAACTTTTACATTCGAACATTCTTCAAGTATTGACGTACGAATTCGATTTACAAATCAATATGCAAATAATGGAAGTAGAATGCAATTCAGTGTTAAAATTATTGATTCTCTTGGAAATATAGTTTACAGTGATAATCTGAATGGAGATTTGGGAGCAATACCTTCTTTTGAATTTACAAAGATATTACCACAAGGAACATATTATATTGAAGCAAAACAGGATATAATAAATAATATAAATTGTCCAAATTTAAATGGAAGTGTTTCGATATTTGGGAAAAGACAATTACCTGATATCTCTGGTTATTATTGGGATGATGCTAATATATTCGCAACCGGATATGTATTTAAAACTAAAATAGGAAATAATGGTCTATTCTCTTTTTGGAATAATTATCAGTACCTATATTTTAGTTCTATTTACGGGTTTGAAGTATTGTGGGGTAGTTCTTTAGCTACTGCAAAAGGAATTCAAATTACAGATTCCGGAATAAAAAAATGGAACGGTACGGAATGGGTTAGTGAAAATTGGTTTGGAAACTTACCACTTATTTCAACAATGCATAATCCCCAGAATGACGGTAGGAGTGTATATTTTAGCGTTTATGACGGTAAATTATATCGGGATAATTAAAAATACTCTTGGATGTTGAGTAAAAAAAGAGCATCCGGTTCCTTCATTTTCACCACAAAAACTTTAGATAAAAACGCAGCACAAACCACGTCAACCGGATGCTCTTAGTATAAGAGTGTCCGACGTGGTTTGTGCTGCTGTTTTTGTGGTTCGCAAAAGTAGTAGTTTTAAATCAAATTTAAAAACAATTTAAAAACAAAAAAGTAAAAGAGTAATTTATGAATGAAGTAACTTTCACAACGGCTCCCCTACCATTTCAGGGGCAAAAAAGAAGATTTTTAAAGGATTTTAAAATTGCATTGAAACTATTCGATAAGTCGACTACTTTCGTTGATTTATTTGGCGGTAGTGGTTTATTGGCTCATACCGTTATCCGGGAACGTCCGGACGCATATGTTTATTACAATGATTTTGATAATTATCACATACGGTTGAATAATATAGACCGTACAAACGCATTGCTTGACGATATACGCATTATTGTCCAGAATTCGCCCAATGATAAGGTTATACCAACAGAGTTGAAGGATCGCATTATAAAACGTATTGAAGTGGATGAGTTAACAGGTGCTGTTGATTATATTACTTTATCATCTTCATTATTATTCAGCATGAACTATGTAATGAACATTGAGGACTTAAAAAAACAAACGATGTACAACTGTGTCAGAAAATCAGGTTATTCCTCTGCGGATGGATATCTATCCGGAATCAATGTTGTAAAGTCCGATTATCGGGAACTATTTGATAGGTTTAAGAACATACCAGGTGTTGTATTCCTTGTTGATCCACCCTATCTGAGCACAGATGTAAGTACTTATTCAAACTACTGGAGACTGGGAAACTATTTAGATGTTCTAACAGTTCTAAAAGGAACTAACTATTTTTACTTTACTTCAAACAAATCATCAATACTTGAGTTCTGTGAATGGGTTGAAAACAACTTAAATGCTGAGAATCCATTTAAAGGAGCGGTCATGAAAGGTATGAACGTAGGAGTTGGCCACAATGCAGGTTATACTGATATTATGCTTTACAAGAGGGTTTAAAGATTATTTAAATAGGAATTAAAAAGGGATGTAAAATGCATCCCTTTTTTCTTCTATCTTTGCATTTCTTCAAAAAGATGTACTTTTTGATTTAGAAAGATGTACTTTTTGATTTTTCGATTATGAATTTTATTCTTTTTTCTTTTTTCGATAACCTTTATATCGAAAGCCCAAACTTATTTTGGAACCGATGA